AAGTACATTTTACATCGATGGTACTGGTGGGGCCATAACATACGATACATGGTTACAGCAAATAAATGCTTTAACCCCTTATACTTATTATTATAAAACTACAACTACATCAAACGGTAAATTTAATGCTTCATATCGACAATCACCCACTAGTTCTTTTCAAAGTAACGCTTATATTCCATATCAGGGTTTTTTAGGATCTGAGGTTCTCAATGTTTACCCACCTGCTGTAATTAATTCATCATCAGATAGTAGTAATAACCAATACGTTGATATGTCGAAATTAATACCCATGTGTATTGGAGCGATAAAACAATTAGATGCTAGTATGAACAGTTTGTCTACAAAAATTGCCGATTTAGAGACATTGAATTTATTAAATAGCTGGCAAATTACAAGAGGAACTACTGAATTAAGTGCTTTATATACAACAAAGGATGGTGTTGATGGGTTCAATGAATATTTAATGAAGCGTAAAACTTTGACATCCGTTAAATGGGGTTCTAATCAATACAACTCTTTGTTAGATGATACACAAAGGCAAATCATGCTACATACTCAACTAACTGCAATAATACAAAATAATACATCTAAAGATATACCATCTGATACTAAATTTATTTATAAATTTACAGAAATTACACCAAATCCAGCGGAACCATGGATTGTAGAATATACATATAGTTTTTATACTATATCAGCTGGTGGAACTCAACTATCAGAACAATTTGATGTACAAGATCAAACTGGTAAATTTGGATTGATTTACGATACTAGTTTATAATAATATTTTTCGACAATAGATAAATTTATAGTAACATAGTATATAAATATGGGAGATCATTATTTTGATGACAATACATTTACAAATTTATTAAAAGAGATTTCTGGTAGTACGAGTATTATATACAGATATGATGAAAATTATAGTCCATTATCTGCAGTAGATTCTATTTATCATACTACAACCGATCTATCTAATATACGGTTTCATAATCAAATATTTAGTATTGATATGTCTGGGAATGAGAAAAAATATATTACTCAAGTCAGTGGAAAAGATGTAGATGTCACCTTAGATATAACACTAGATACACTTGTCAAGACTGGCGATACTTCTACTGTGAACATAAAAAATGTTCCATTTATAGGAAATTATTCTGAACAAGAAGTATTAGGTGTTGCTAATACAAAAGTTTTGGATTTATTTGAATATAGACCCAAGCAATATACGATATCCGTAGTATCTGGAACTGACACAAATAGTCCATATACAGTTACATATGACGACATGAATTATCATAATCTAGCCAAACACGATACGTTTAGTTATGATATTAAAGAAGGTAAGTGGTATATATCAGATGGAGATGGTATTGGCAACGGTTGTTTTTATTCAACACCTGTGGGTATCACGACAAGTTACGATTATACACGAATAAAATCATATAATTATCCAACCACCAATGTAAATAATATTGTAGCGAATCAGGGAACTACATATTTATCACCCAAAATTATAGCAAATGACCTTAATTTACCTAATTTACCATAAATTTATATTATTTATAAATCATTAAATAATATAAAATCATCACAATATTAAGAGTAAAAATGAAGTTAGAATATACAACCGATATATGTGGAAATGAAATATTACAAGACGAAACCGGTCAACATCAAGTCATGATGGCGTGGGAAAAACCATATATGGAAAAATGTATTGAATACTTAGAACCACAAGGGTCGGTACTAGAAATAGGATTCGGTCTAGGATACTCAGCCACCAAATTATGTTCTTATGAAAATGTATCGGAATATACGGTCGTTGAGTGTTGTCCCGAAGTATGGACCAAGTTTGAATCATTCAAAGAGGAAATGAATAAAACACGTCCAGAGTTGAAAGTAAACATGATTAAGGGTCGTTGGGAAGATGTTTTGAGTGAATCAGGAATATATGATAGTGTATTTTTTGATGATTACAATGGCTCCATTACAGACGAATCCCTGAATCGTTTTAATAAATTTTTATATCAACTTCTTACAAATAAACACACTATGATTGGTAGTCGTATATGCTGTTATTCTACTGGGCATACAGAATATAATATTACTGGACTAGAACAAAAATCATATGAATATTCTATTGATGTGCCCAAATATTGTATCTATGCCAAAGGAGATAAAATGTATATACCTATTATTATTCAATTAGAAGAATTCGATGGAACAAATTCTCATGCCCAAGACGAGTTAAAAAAAAATTTGTTAAATCCGTCAAATCCTGTGCATCAAAAATTTCAGGAGCAAGTCGTCAAAGCAAAAGAATTTTATGACAAACCTAAATCGATATACTGTAATTTAATGATAATAGACAATTTTTACACAAACGCGAAAGAGACCCGTGATTACATATTGACCCAAGAATTCAAGGTTCGAGGAAATTATCCTGGACAAAGAACGACCTCAAGAGCAAACCACCACTTGAAAGAGATGATTCAAGGATATATACAGCATTTTGCTGGAAAAATTGTTGATTGGCCAATGCCTTCGTCAACTGATAACGAAGATACCTATAATGGAGCATTTCAATACACAACAAGTCGTGATCGAACATGGATACATAATGATGGGTGGAATAATTGGGCAGGAGTTCTCTATTTGACACCTAACGCGCCAGTCAATTCGGGTACAGGAATATTCCGCTTTAAAGATGGAACAAGAACTGTTGACGAAGCAGAAGCGCGAGGGAACAAGAAATTATTGGATGAAAATTCTCAGGATTACAACAAATGGGAACTTGTGGATAAAGTAGGCAATGTATTTAATCGTCTTGTTCTTTTTAATTCAAAACAATATCATGCTAGTCTAGATTATTTTGGAACGAACAAAGAGAATGGACGACTATTTCAAGTATTTTTCTTTTCTACTGAAAGATAAGTAAATAATTATAATTTATGTTATTAATTTTAATTATTTAATGTTTAATGTTTATTAGTTTTATTATTTTATTTCTATTTCACTAATATTTTCAATAGTGTTTAAATTTAAATAAAAAAATTCTTTATTTTTTTTTATTTTTTCATCGCTCCAATTCCACCATTTTAAATTCATTAAAAAATTTATTACTTCTTGATTGTATCTAGATTTGATAGGCTTACATGGAGTACCTACGCATATTGTGTAAGGTGGTAAATCTTTTGTAATTACACTATTTGCTCCAATACAACAACCATCACCAATAGTAACACCAGAAGAAATATACACATTCATTCCTATCCAAATATCATTTCCAATAATAACATCGCCTTTAGTTCGTTCTTTTGTAGGAGGATTATTTAATTCACCTGGATGTTGTCCATAAAAAGGAGGTTCATTAAAAAATGTTTTGAAAAATGTACCTTGTAATACAGGATAATTATAATCATGATTTAATGTCATAATAGTAAGATTTTCTCCAATAGCACAATATTTACCAATTCTTATTTTGGAATTCTCTGAAGAAACTAATAAACTTTTACCATTTATGCTTGATGTTTTATCAATATATGTATTCATGTTTAATAATATATTTTATATTTAAATGTAAATAAATGCATTCTTCAATTTTTCCAAATCAATAATGTTACCTTTTGTATATAACTTTGTTTCATCAAATTCTTCTATCTTAGAAATATTTATAAAATCTCGATTTTGACTTAAAAAATAATCCTTAAATTTAAATTCACCCTCATTTAATTTAAATTCATTTAACCATATATTTGGTTTATTATAGGCATCTGAGCATATCAATCCATGTAACGCAGAAGAAATAATATATTTACAAGAATAAATTTCATTAATAACAGTCTCCCATTTGTCATAAGGACATATTAATTTAAATTTGTCCGGTATATTCTGATTTGAATATAAATTATAATTACTTATATGTGGTATTATTCCGATTTTATTTTGAAGATTGGATAAAAACATGGGTTTATAAAATAGTGGTAATAATAATGCAGGATCGCCGTATATATCAGGAACGTGAATATTTTTTTTACTTAAAAATTCTTTTGATAAAGGACCTCTCACGGCTTTTACATTTAAATTACTATAGTTGTGTTTTTGTGGCTCTATAGGTGGATTTGTTCTAATACCCGAACCAAAAATAGTACAATTATTTGGAGCACATTGAATATAAGAACCGATTCCTATAATGTTAATATATTTACTATCATTACATGGCATATTTGTTACCAAATTATATTTTTCATTATTAATTAGATTTCCTATAATAAATTTTGATATTTCATCTCCAAAGTTACCATTTCCTCTATCTATGTGATATAGTAAATTTAATGTTTTTTTTTCAAATGGTTTATTAAATATTTTTCCAAGTCCTAACAATATTTGAGAATAATAATAATCCTGGTTATATATTGGAGAATTTAATAACTCCTTTAATTTATCATTATTTTCATCTATTTCAACCTCAATATTACACGACCTAGCTTCTAATACAGCACGTTCACCACCGCCATGTAAAGAGCATGGCAAAAAACATTTTTTACTTTGGTTATATTTATTAGAAAGAGACAAATAGTCAACATAATCTTCCACTATAACATTATTATTCTTGAGTTGAACCTCAATATTTTTGTCAATAACATTACCAATACATAAATTATTACCTGGTTTATTAATCATTTTCAAAGGGTTTTTAAAGTCTATGATAGCACCAACAAATATATTATCATATATTTTTTCACACTGTTGTGGTTTCATTACATTCGAATTTATTCCAAACGCATGAAAAGATAACGAGTGTCTTTTTAAATTAGCATAATAATAATACCAATATGTCTCGTAAAATAATATATCGTATTTATGTATCTCTACATCAGTTGGTATAATATTACTAGATGATATAAATAAACCAATCTTCGCGCTTGTTATGTATTTTATATATTTATTATATATTGCACCATTAAATGATTCTTTAAATAGAATTAAATCGTATTCTTTAAAATTAATAGTTATATTATCATTAACGTTAATAAAATCTATTTTGTAATTTTCATTACTCATTAACATTCTAATGGCTTCAGCGAATCCGTCATTCCAATTATTATATTTAATTGTTTCTATATGAGGAATGTTATATAAAACACATATTTGAGGGATTTTTTTATTATTAACATTACTTAAGAATGAGGTATTTCTTGTTACGGTAAGTTCTTTGTATATTTTTTCAAACTGCTTAACATATTTATTTCTCTCTTGTTCTAGTAATTGAAAGTTTATTTTATCATCGATATTTATAGGTTCACCAGAATCAATATCAAATTCTAATGCATTTTCTATTTTTAAATATTTATTAGAAGTTTTTGTCATAATTGGTTTACATAATGTAGATAATGCTAATGGTAAAGAACCACTACAACTATTTCCAGTGTTAAGATCATGATTATCATTATAATTAATAAAAATATAAGAACTATTATTCAATTCATTTATCATTTCAGTTGTATCTATTGATACTTTAAAATGTATATCAAATTTATTCTTATCAAGTATAGAGATATCTTCAGTATTAATTTGTTCAGTATTTCTAACAAACATATTTAATTTAATTTTATTAATTGAATGTAACCGTTTTATAATTGAAAAATTTAATCCATATCCACCACCAATAACATTGACCGTGGTATTGTGTATTTTATTTTGAAAACTATTTAACTTATAACAAGGATTAATATAATCAAATATACTCTCCTTAAATCGAGCAAAATTTAAATAATGTTTATATCCTTGTCTTTTTATTTGATTTGAATGATTTATACAAATTACCTTCTCATTAATCCATTCAGATTTAAACACATGGTCATAATCAGTTATCACAAACAGTTTATCATAGCTATTAGTATTCCCATTAAAAATTTTGAAATCTATTATATTAAAATTATCGAAATTATTTTTATAAAAATCTAACCATCCCATATTATTCTGTTGGTTTGTAAATATATCAACATGATAATGATTGTTTTTGGCATAATTTAAAATAAATCCAAACATCTCATAATGAAATGGAAAGCTATTGAATATACCAATGTTGCTATTTTGTTTTTCTAGATAAGTTGGTTTTAATGAATTGACTAATTTACTAGGTATTTCTCTTTCTTGCCAATAATGTATAAATACAGTTTCCTTATTGGTGTTTTTAAATCTCCCAACACTTTTACCATCAATCATATCTGAATATTCTTGATATATAACCATATTTTGTCTTGTCGTTTTCTTTTGTTCTGTATTCACAATCCTTAATAATTCTTCACATAGATAATGATAGTTAGACTGTAATGTGAGATTTTCAGTATTGTAAGCATGTTTCAGAGCATTATATATAATTTCATTTCTAGGATAAGTAGCAATAAACCCATTAAATAAGTGCTCATTTTTCATAAATGATTTTGCAAAAACCGAATCATAATCTTGTATAATATTTTTGATATTTGTCTCAAACATGGCGTCACTATCTAAAAATACTCCGCCATACAAATACAAGTAATAATATCTGAATAAATCTGCTTTATGTTGACCTTGTGTAAAAGTATGAAACTTTTGTATAATATTAGGAAATTCAAAACTTGGATTCTCTGTGAAAAACTGAATACAGTCTTTATCGATAAAATGTGAATATTCCCAATTGGGACAATACATATTGATTAATTCTTTTACATAAGGAGGCAATATTTCTTTTGATGTTTGAAATATAATCTTAGGTATTTCGCGATTTACGATTGGCAAAAACAATTCATCATATATAGGTTTTGTAACAATCGTAAAATCTTCGTTCATTTCTTCAACTGTTCCATGATTCATATTTATGTATTCTACAAAATTATTGAATTGTGAATCTAATATACTATATATCATAGTCTTGTTTACACATTCTATATTATATACTTTAAAATAATGTTCTTGAGTAGAATCGATTCTCTCTTTAGCCGCTCCAAAATTGTTGTATAATAGCGGTAGTCCAGAATTAATTATTTTTGTAAGTAAATACCCATAAGTCTCTCCCCATTCATTCAATAGTAGAAATCCATTAATATTGTATTTTCTTATGTATTCATAAAAATCGACCTCTTTGTAATAGGGAATATTCTGTCCAACAATTTGAAAATGAATTGTATCGCATTCAAAATTTTCTTTCAAATAATGAACATATCTTTCACCTTTAAATTTACACAGAGGAGAGAAAATACCAATATTAATACAATCGTTTTTTATTTTAGGTATATTTTTAATTCCAACTTGAATTTTATAGTCGTTTGGATAACATAATGTAAAATTAGATGAATCAAAATATTTTGAATAAACATCATATGTAAATTGGGAATTCATAATCAATTTATCAGCTAATAAGAGTAATTGTTTTACCTCATTTGAGACTAAAATATTATCATTTAGATAAGCAGATGGTATGTCATTTGTATATTTATTTTGTTCTTTACAAAGCCAAATAAAATCGTGTATGGCTATTATTATTTTATATTGAAATGTGTTATAGAGGGAAATGATATCCTCTATTGTTATATCACATGATAACAAGTTTTGTATAAATAATAAATCACTTGAGCAGTAATTATGTTTATATAACATCTCTTTGTTTTCTATAAAGATATATTCATTCTTATTATACAAATTCGTAATATCGTTTACATATTTTTCAACCCCACCGTTTCTGTTGTTATGAATGATAAAGACTCTTTTCTTACCTAATATTATTTCAGCATGTTTACTGGTGTGTATAAATTTGTGTTCACAATTATCATTCGCATATACCATTTTGAAATAATTCATCAATTCGTCTGTTGAACAATCAGTAAAAGAATAACATTTCATCCTATCAAAACCGAGTGACTCTAATTTATGATGTAGCTCTTCGTGGCTCATTTGATTACTTAAAAATAGAAAATCGTTGCGTTTATTTTTATATAGGTCGGCTAATCTTGTATCATTTATTGCGTCATTAATAATACAATATTGTTTGTCATAATTTAAATTAATTCTTTGATTCATTTTTTTATGTTGGTATTTCTCTCCTCTTTTCCAAATTGGTGAGTGGTTTCTGATATAATTTTCATTTTCATATGCATCCAATTCTTTCATTTTATCATGAACACCATATTTATTGTAAAATATGGGACTAATATAATTAGGTCCAATACGATTAATTTCACTGTTTCGAATATTAGAGAAATTATTACCACCATCATTCATGTATTGAATATATTGTGCCTTGTTGTTTTTAGCAACTTTGTATTTGCTACAACATGTTCTAAGAAGAATTTCATAATCATCGCATATAGGTAGAAATTCCGAATAATTTTCTAGTTCCATCAAGACGGAACGATTCCAGATGCGTGGATGATTCGGCAAACAAACTAAATGACTCAAAGTAATATTATTAATATTTGGCGTATTGTAAACATATACCCATTTACCCTTGATTTTTTCACTGTAGTATCCACCATAGCCTTTACAAATAAAATCACTATATTTGAAATTTTGCCCATTACGATACAAATGAACTGTGTCACCATAAACAAAGCCAATATCTTTATCAGTTTTAAAGATGTTGTAGGCATCTCGAAGACAATCAACGAAAATCTCATCATCGTGATCCATTTCAAGAATATATTTACCTCTACAGAGAGAAATTACCTCATTCTTTACATTCCCTATGTTTCCACTATTTTTATCTCTCTTATATAATCTTACCCGATTATCAGAAGTCAACTTCTTTTTTAGAAATACAAAATGTTCGTCTTCTGGTGTGTCATCCATAATAACCCATTCCCAATCAATTAATGATTGGTTCTTGATAGATTCATAAGCAGTATTTATATAATCGTAACTTTTAAAACAGGTCGTAAATATAGAGAAAATTGGGCGTGTTTTCTCTCTTGAGTTGATAATATTAGTGGTGTAACAGTAGTTTACATTATGATTGAATTCATCAATATTTGAAATATCATGTTTGTGAAACCAGCGACTAGAAAATCGGTCTGGAATTTTTGCCGAAATATAGTCATATTCATCATATGTATTGCCATAGGTCACTAATAAATGATAATTTGGATTAAATAATTTATTTAAATCTTCAATATTGGAAGTTATATAAATAGTACACATGAATGATTCCTTGTTACTATCTATAAAATTATCTATATCAGAATAATTATTATGTCGAAATAATATTACCATTGGATATCTGGACATATTATATATATTATATTAGCCAGTTTCGTTTTAAGTAAATCATATTTTAATATATAATTTAGAACATTAACAATTTAATTTATTATTTGGTATATATATATTAAAATGGCATTTACAAGATTTCACGATGATCCATGTAGAATAAAAAAACAATTACAGGAAAGCAGTGGTCCTGGAAGATATATGATGAATAAACCAGGATGGGGAAATGATCCATGTTTTATGGATGATCCACATATCAGAATGAGTGAATGGGGTGCAAATTTACGTACAAATACAATTAATTTAGAGAGCGATTTAATGGGATTAACCCGTCATTTAACAAAAGATTGTAACAACACGAACAATTTCATGAATCATGAAGTAAAGAGTGAACCAATAAAATATTCTTCATGTAATCCATTTACAGAACAGTCAAGAGTAACAAATCCGGCGTGGTGGTATAGAGATTTAGAACAAGTAAATTGGTCAATCTTGCCTTTAGACCCCCAAGAAAACACATGTATACCATTTCAAAATAATTTGGACACAAGAATTTTAGAAAAAGATAATTTTATAGCTAAGGCTCCCCATATTCCATCTTATAATGGCAGTATAGCGCCTTCTGCGCAAATTTCTCAATCCACAACAGCAAGTAAATTATAATTTATTCACAGATTACTAATATTATATTTTTCGTTGTCATAGTATAGTCTAGACTATGTGATATATTTAGTTATAAAAATATATCACATATATATAAATGGAGTTAGCTGTTCCACTAGTCGCATTAGGCGGATTATTTGTAGCATCAAATCAAGATAATAAAAAAGAAGGATATGAAAATATGGGAAAAAATCATAATTCCCTACCAAATAATGACCCACCACCAATTAATTATCCAAATACAACCCCTGTTAAAAACGCAAATCCAAATAAATATCGTGATCCTAACACCGTAACAGACAGGTATTTCAAACCATCGATTTATCAAAAATATAAAAATGGACCTGATCAATTTGGAAATATATCAAAATCGAATGAATTTAAGAGTTTAAGTGGTAATACAGTAAATAAGAGTGATTTTAAACATAATAATATGGCTCCATTCTTCGGTTCTAAAGTATTGGGTAGTACTCAAGACCCTAACATTTCAGAAACTGTATTAGACAATATGATTGGTTCTGGTAGTCAACAGATTAAAAAACAAGAACAGGCACCTTTGTTTAAGCCCCAAAAGGAAATGCGCTATGCTCATGGCGCTCCAAATCAAACAGATTTTTATCAATCTCGTGTGATGCCTGGGTCAAAAATGGCTAATGTTAAAATGTGGGACGAACAACAAGTTGGTCCTGCATTAGATGCTGGTTATGGAAACGAAGGTGCTCTTGGTTATAATTCAGGTATGGCTGCACGTGATAAATGGACTGACAGAAATGTTGATCAATTGCGTGTTGCTACCAATCCTAAACTAACATATAGTTTAGACAATCATCAAGGTCCAGCTAGTTATTATATTAAGGAATCAGGCAACCAACAAACCCAAGGTAAAGTAGAAAAATACTTGCCGGATACATATTTTATTAATACACCTGATAGATGGCTGACAACCACTGGACTCGAGAAAGGACAAACCGCGAGAGCCATTCAAGTTGATAAAGATGGAAATCGTGCTACAACCTCTCAATCTTATTATGGTGGCGATTCAAATACAGGTGGTACTCAAATGTATACACCAGGTACTCACGAACAACCCAAGAGACCTGAATTGGAGGCAAATCCTGTTTTAAACGCAAATGCCAAAGGTACCGGTAGTGCGAATAGTGGCGACTATGGTAGAAATGGATATAAAAGTCTACCAAATGGTCGTTCCACAACTAAAGCTCCTGAAATGGGGGTAGTACACGGTTTTATGCGCGCAGCAGTTGCTCCATTATTGGATATTCTAAGACCTTCGCGAAAAGAAAATGTTATTGGTAATCCAAATCCTACAGGAAATGTCCAATCTAGTGTTCATGCACCTCCTGTATATAACCCAGCAGATCGTGCTCCAACAACTGTGAGAGAAACAACAGAAGGAAAATTAGATAATAATCATTTAAATGTTCAGGGGCAAAAAGATGGAGCATACATAGTAAGTGAACACCAGACAGTTGTTCAAGAGCGTGATACAACAAATTGTCAATATTATGGTGATGGTGGTATGAATAGTGGTGTAGCTTTATACAATGCCGCATACAACCAAAGAAACAATGTAAACAAAACACATAAAAATAGACCAAATCAAGGAGGTATGTCAATGTTGAATCATGAGCAACAAATGAAAATTGATAAGAATGATACTGATAGAGATAACAACCGTATGTGGGTTAGAAACAGTAATAGCACAATAAACAATGCTATTCCATCTGTTGAAACATTCGGAAAAATCAATGTTCCACAATACAATGATAATTGCCATACATGTGAACGTATTAACCCTGAGATATTAACTGCATTTAAGGAAAATCCATACACGAAAAGTTTAAATAGTTATTAATTAATTATGCGACTTCAAATAAGTTATTAATTTTTATAATATAAATGAATTATATTATAAGAATGAACAATTTATGCCCCTTTGTAAAATACAAGGATATTTTTGGTCAACCTGGTAAAGGCGCTCACAGTATTCGTTTTATGAATATAGCAATGGTAGATTATATATTAACTATTATACTAGCATTTTTCATAACATTTATTACACAATTTCCAATCGAATTATCAACTATATTATGTTTTGTCATAGGGATTATTTCTCACATATTATTTGGTGTACCAACTACAACAACGAAATATCTCAATATGAATTGTTAAAACAGTTATCATATAATTAATTATTTTCTTTTATGAACATACGCATATAATGCGATTAACAGAAGCATGACACTATTTAATGATTTTATAATAAAACGAAATTGGATTGTGTGGTTATCTTCGAGATAATACCCATATGTCGACATCATACATCCAATTCCATATAAGAAAAAAGCAAATACATTTACCGATTTATTTTTCTTGGAGTACATGCTAAATAGTTGGAGAAATATAGCACTAGTTATAGTTACGCGAGCAATATTGGAGATGTTACTCAACATTATATAATAAATCTAGAATAAAATATAAAAAGATTTTTCAAAGATAATTATAATGAAGATTGTTGAAATAGACGATCAAACTATTTTACATGATGAGCCCAGAGTATTCACTATAGATAATTTTATTACGGATGAAGAATGCCAACATATGATTGATATTTCTAAACCGTCTATGAAAGAAAGTTTAGTTAGTTACACTTCAACAGGTGGTAAATCAAGCGGTAGAACTAGTAAAAACGCATGGATACAACACAACCATGATGAAATTACACAACGTGTTGGTGAAAGGATCGCAAAAGTAATTGGTATGCCATTAGAAAATGCAGAAGCTTTTCAAGTCATTTATTATAATGTAGGAGGTGAATATAGGAGACATTATGATAGTTGGGACCACAATGGTTCTGAAAAAACATTACGTTGTATGAAATATGGTGGTGCTAGAATAAAAACAGCTCTTGTATATTTAAATGATGTAGAAGAAGGTGGGTCCACATGTTTGAATAGAATAAATACAGATGTTAAAGCCGATAAAGGAAAATTATTGGTATTTGAGAATACATATTCTGACTCCAATGTAAAACATCCTCTTTCAGAGCATGCTGGCATGCCTGTAATCAAAGGAGAAAAATACGCATTCAATCTTTGGTTTAAAGAATGTCATTCAAAAAAGTTATATTCTGATTTTAACCCTGAATATTATAAAAATAAGAATGGTTCGTCGGATAATAATATTTCTAATGAAGATACAAATAAATCAGATATAGTTGAAGAGATACAAATTAATGAGGTCGATAACATTATATCAGATTATAAATACAATAGTGTTTTAAAATTATCCTCATCATTCACCAGAGAAACTGATAATAAAAATATATATACCACACCTCAGTTTGTATTCTCTTCAGAATGTGAGAAAATAATTAATCATTGCACATTCAATAATTCATCTAGTCAAAAGTATGCAAATTGTTGGATTAAAAAAGATGAATTTCCAGAATTTATACAAAAAATAGAAGAATCTATCAAGATTAGCTCAGATTATTTTGAAAATCTAAATATTTTTAAATATATCCCAGGTCAACACCATGGTCCATTTACAGATGCGTATAAGTTGGATACTGAAAATGGTAAAAAATGTACAAGTAAGCTAGGTCAGCGAATATTTACATTATCATTATCATTAAATAACACGTTAGAATACAGTTTTTCCAAAATAGGTAAGAATATACATGTTCCAAAAGGAACATTATTACTGTATGACAATATAACACGCGAAAGTATAAATATTAAAGATATGAACTTGGAGCGCACTATAAAGAACAATAGTGAAACTGATTCGTATGTATTAAATATTCATATTCGTGAGAAAGATACAAAAGGTAATAGTATGATGGCAATACCAAACCATATTTTTGAAAATATAAATAATAATATTGGTATTAAGACTACCGACAATCGTACAGTTAATGTGAGTAAAGAAGATTATATGAAAACATACGAAGATGTATTGAGTATGTTTAAAAATAATTCAATAAATGCATCATGGCGTGGACATAACAGTTTGAAATATTTATTTAAAGGTGATTTTGCATATTTTAAAGAATGTGTTTCAAAATATATAGATTCTAGAGTAAATAGTGGTAGCGGAAATGCTTTAAATATGACATTATTGGAGAAACCACATACATTTGATGAATATCATCCAATTGTACTTGATAATACTATATTACCAGAAACATTATCTATTTTACAAGAATATTATAAAACAACAATTGATAAAGGTGTTTTTATACTAGGTGACAAACAATCTAAACGTTTTAAAGCACACAATGAACCCATGTCTAGATTGTTACATTACGAGATGTTACCACTCATTGAACATATAGTAGGTAAATCATTGGAACCAACATATACTTATTTATCTTGTTATGTAAAAGATTCTGATTTACCAGCGCACACTGATCGTGCAGATTGCGAATATACAGTATCTTATATTATCAATAAACCGACTAATGAGAATTGGCCTATTTATTTTCATACAAAAAAACAGCCTGTTAAATATAAAGGGCGATTAGATTTTACTCCCCCAAAAGACGAATGTATAGAATGTGACTGTGGACCTGGTGGTCTGATGATGTTTAATGGTACAGATCACGCTCATTTCAGAGAAAAATTAGAAGGTGAATATTATCATATCGTTCTTCTTCACTATAGAAGTGTTTAAAAAATAATTACCAGTATTAAAAAATAATTAACAGTATTAATTAAAACATAAAGCGAATAATTTATGTTTTAATTATAATGAATACATCGATATTTACATATCAAGATTTCGCTAGCGTCGATTTTATTGACAATGTATTATTGAGCGTTAAAGATAAGGAATTTCATGACGGAAAAGTAGGGAATCGCGTGGATATTCGCCAAAAGAAACGCCAAGATTATTTTATTAAAGATCCTCATACACTTAGAATGGTTGACAACTACATATTTGATAATATGCATACTAATTTCCAGAAACATTTCGGAGATATTAAATATCGCGAACATTGGAAGATAGGTAGATATTATGGAAACTGTGAAGGATTCTATGGTGCGCATCGAGATACAACTGGTGATACAAAATATAGAAAGATGTCTATGATATGTAGTTTGACAGAACCATCGGAATATGAAGGTGGAGAATTATGTTTTGACGAATTAGATATTACAATTAAATTAAAAAAAGGAGAGTTAGTCATTTTTGATTCATCGTTACTTCATCGGGTTACACCTATAACATCTGGTATTCGTACAGTATTGATAGGTTTTATGTTTGATGACATTGGAAAAGAAATTAAGCGTACAATTGCTCAGGTGCCTAATTTTCAATCATATATTAGTAATTATATACCACTACTTGATAATATTAAATTTGAATACAATATCGACAATAATGACGATATGAAATTAACGAGTGATGTTTTGTCAGATTCAAGTATGAATGAAATAAAGAAGACTATATTTGGTGACATTGATTATTCTGACAAACATAAAGACCATCCATGGAAAGTTACAGACGATTATTATATGGAGGATAATGATTCGGATACACTATTGATAACTTTTGCAGGAATGGGTTGGAAACAATCTATACCAACATTTATATTTTATAATTTCTTAAAATCTTATACAAATATAGACAAGTTATTTTTGCGTGATATTAACTGTAGATATTATATCTCTGGTATAAAGAATTCAACCAATTGTTTTAAAGAGACCCTTGATATGTACCGCGAGTTAATCGGTCGAAAAAAATATAAAAGAATTGTAGCTCTAGGATGCTCTGCTGGTGGATATGCGGCCATTCTCTATGGACAATTATTGGGATTAGATAAAGTAATTGCATTTAGTCCACAAACTGTATTAACTAAACACAAAGAAGATTTAATTGGTGATATATACAATGCGCCCAATACATGTAAATGGTTACGGTCGTTGCATTTAGAAGATGAGGAATATCAAAAGGCATTGGATTTAAATAATTATAGACCATTTAGATGCCCAATTGATATACATTATTCGGTGGATGGAAATAAAGGAGCCGATAAAAAACATGCCATATATTTGGAATCATTAAATTGTAATGTTATAGAACATCCCGGAAATGACCATATGATAGCATTGACATTAAGAGATAAAGGCAAATTAACAGAAATTATAGACAAGGCTATTGGTATTGATGAAGACATTGTAGATATCAGTGTATAAGTAAAAATTATTTAATTTATTAGAAATGAGTTTGTTTCCCTCCCATCATAATATTATATATTAATATAATATCATGAATCAAAAACCGATTCAAGATATAACTCACGATAATTGTAATAATTTGAATAAAGATTTTTGGAATGATTATTACAATAATACCATTGATGAAATAAATCGGCCTAGTACATTTGCTTCATTTGTTCATGAAAAATATATGACTAATCCTAAAAATGTTTTAGATCTCGGTGCAGGAAATTGTAGAGATAGTATATTTTTTTCAAAGAATGGTAGTCAAACAAAAGCAATAGACTATAATGGAATTCTTAAAGAAGAATATAATAATTTACAGTTAATTAAAGAAGATGTTGAATTATTTTTATCTACTAAAACTAAATTGGACAATTATGAATTAGTGTATATGAGATGGTTTTTGCACGCAATGCCTTACGATAAAGCAGGAAATATATTTAAATTAGCATCAAATATATTAAAAACAGACAATCTTATTTGTATAGAATTACGTTCATTGAATGACGCAAAATTAAAAGAGGAAAGTATTTACAATGAATTAGATAAATCTTATACGACAACTCATAAACGATGGTTATATAATAAAGAAATGTTAGAACAACTAGTATTAAATAATAATTGTAATATTATATATTTAGAAGAGGGCTATTTCTCTCCAAATAAAAATACTGAAACACATGACCCATTACTGATTAGAATGATTTGTAAAAAATGTTAAGATATATTCAATTGTGTAAAAATAATGAAGGATATAAACTATAATATGTAAAATAATACATTTACATATTATCAGACTAGTGTAGATTATACAAATCTATAAGGTTGGTCATATTTGTTATATTCGGATTGTTATGTCGAATATGAGTAATTTTTATTTGATTAAATATTCTACCCATTATTACTGGAAAACAACTCATATTTCCAATATGATAGTTACATTTCGAAATATATTTGAGTGTGTTTAAATTACATAGAGCATCTACGCCGAGTACTTTATCCTTTATACATAATTTAATACCATTCGATTCAATAGTATCACCTATCTTTATATTATCATAATCAAATAAAATTGGTATGTATTTTTTATTGTTCTCGGATATTTTTGATAAATCGTAGTGGTCAGATATAATAACAACATCAAGTTCTGATTCATTAATATTTAAATTCTCTATCAAATGATTAAATGTAGACATAGTTCGTGGGTTGGGATGGTTGCTTAATAGCTGATCAACATAATCCCCTCTTCTAAAATGAAGTATCAATAATTTGTTATTAGATTCCCATGATAATTTCCAATTGGGTACGGTATATGGGACCTTTATTTCCTTTATTATTTTCTGATCATTTGTCCAATTAAACATTTTTCCAACCAGTTTTCTATTATTAACATTAATAACATAAGATCCTAGATTGATAACTAGATATTTATTATGATGAAATTGTGTAAAATAATTTCGATTATACATAAATATTTCAAATAAATTTTGAAACTGAATGTTTACACATTGGTCATCGTCTATTCTATCATGTGCTTTTATAAAATCAAACCCGGGAAAATCATACATGGTTAAATATTTTGATTGTCCATGATTGGGATTTTTATAAGATAATATATTATTTTTCACAGGTACATATTTAATATTAGAATAATTTAATAATTTCCATAATCTCTCGAATCGTTGAATAAAATCACCCATACCAATACTGGCATGACATGTATATTTTACATTATTCTCATTAATATTTGTATCACCTTCAACATATTTATTAGTATTTTTTTTTTTAATATCATGATATTCATTAACTAATATATCATATTTTGTATTGTTAAAATTTGTAATAAAAGTGTCTATTTCATCCACATGTAATATTACATGTGGAAATGGAATATCACTATTGATTAAATTTTCGTAATTTTCTATTATATGGAATTTATCGTCAGAACTTGTTTCTAATTTTGCTTCAAAATTTTGTTTTACGCGTCCCCAAGTAAGTTTTCCATGGTCAAATATGTTATAAAAATCGTCCTCTAATATACTTATTAAATACTCTGGATTATGGAAATTCTTAGTAACAAATGATTCAAACGATTTATCATATTGTTGTTTTTCAGGTTTAATAATAATTGATAAAATAGGATTTGGATTATGTATATCTTGAGAAATCATTTTACAAGAATATTTACCTTCGTCGTTAAATATTTTATAAAACACATTTTCTGTTATTAATCCATTTATGTATGAAGTGTGATAACAAGAAATTATATGTACATTACACTTATATTTTTCTAGATGTATTTTTTTAAATTTATTTGTATAATTGGAATCATAACAATATATATATAAATCTAATTCATTCATTGTATAATATGATATGATATGATATGATATGATATTATATTATACATAAATCAAACGATATAATTATATTTGATTATTTAACCCTATTGTTTTCCAACTACTTAATGGTTTTCTAAACATACGATCATTTTTGTAAACTATCCCATTTGATAAAACACCAGCGGTCCAAGCAAACTCACTTATACTCGTTATTAATATAGGTGCCTCCACTAAACTATGATATGCTATTCTCCAATCGCCATCTAAACATAGTGATACATTTTCATCATTGCAAAATTCGGTAAATCCTGATTTAGAACCCTGTGAGAAAATTGCTATTTTTAAATTGGGATTATTCATTTCATTACGAATAAAATTTATTGCGTTAACATAATACTCGTTACTATCGTATCGTTGTAACCAATGTCTGTATGGTGTTCCGTCCGGATTTTTTTTTCCACGATTGTCTATACATCCAACATCACCACGTCTGATATGAATGGCAACATCACATTTGATTGGTTCAGGTTTCCATGTACTATAATACATCTGTCTTAATTCATGTATTACCGATTTGTTGAAATATTTATCTACTTCATTGTTATGTACCAGATCACAATGTCTATGAAATCTTATTTCAGGTTCTCTCGTTATTTCGTCGTCGTCATCTGATTTCATACCACAAAATTCAGATGCCATTACTGAATGTTTATCGCCAAAAAACGGAGAAAATCTATATATATTGTTATGAAATCTAGAAAAAACAAATCCTGACATTTGCGCACAATACTGTGAACCAAATCTATCATTTTTTCCAGAAACAGAAACAATATATTTTTTATCATTTGTTTCTTGGGTTCCAAACCAACATACACAATGTTGGTTTTTTTCTGGTAGATAATCGGGCTTTTTTATTGTAGCATCATCACTCATTAATAAGTTATATATAATATATTTATATATATAATAATTATATATATATGGGTGGAAGCAAATGGAGTCAGCAAATTTTAAATGATACCCTTACATTTATTATAAAACTATTAAATGATAATAATATTAACAATTGGTTTATTGCATATGGAACATTGTTAGGAATCGCGCGGGAGAACAGTTGTATAAATGGCGATGATGATATTGATATAGTTATAGATAATACGAATTACGAAAAGGTTAAAAATATGTTGGCTGATAATGGGATAGAAGTGAATTATAATTACAATAATAGGACAGTAAAATCCAAAGATATTCTAAAAACAAAGGAAGTACAAGATACATATTGTTCTGTAGATTTTTATATGGCATCTTTAGATGAGAATGGAAATTTTCGCGATAAATGGGAAGGTGTTACATGGAGTAAATGTTATGATGCTAATAATAATTTAATCGAGTATATGTGGAATGAAAACAAACTATATTTGCCATTTAATTATGAAACAAAAATTATCAATAGATATGGAGAAAATTGGAAAACTCCTCAAAATAACAAAGGACCCACTCCTAGAAAAGGAATATTATAAATATGTGCATTAAGTTTAGTAATAAAATAATAAAATAATAACCTATTTTATTATTATATAAAAATGATTAAGACAGGTCATAATTCCGGATTTTTTTCTTGCTGCTCTGTAAAGCTACATCATATTGCAATGTATGTAAATTCAAATAAAAAATTACCGGATGGTATTGATAGTTCTAAACAATTTGCTTGGTATAAAAAAAATACAGATAGAGATAAAGATATAACATATCATTATTTTGAACATTATGATACAATAAAAAATACAGAAATATATTTTCCTATAACATATCATTGGAATCACCAATTTATACATTATTCTGATTTGGACTATAATTGTCTCACGCCATTAGTTAAAAAATATTTTTCTCCATCCGTTGAAATTAATGAAATAGTTAATAATATGAAACAAAAATATAAATTAAATTTTGAAAATATTTGTGTATTATTTTACAGAGGAAATGATAAAAATATAGAAACAAAAACGGCTGACTACGATGAATATTTAGATCATGCTAATCAAATTATAACACAAAATCCAGAAATTTTGTTTTTAATTCAGAGCGATGAAACAGAATTTATAGAATTTATGACAAATAAATTTCCACACAATTCTTTCTATTTTAAAGACGAAATAAGACACATGAAAAAATGTAATGACACAGTTGATAAAAAAATGAAATCTCAAAATTACGAGTTTTCAAAAAAATATTTGGCAATAACTATAATAATGTCGAAATGTAAATTTATTATTTGTGGTTCTGGTAATTGTGATATGTGGATAATGCTTTACAGAGGAAATAATAATAATGTAATTCAATATTTAAATGGAACATGGTACAATAATTAAAAAATAGACAATTGTGTAAATTATTACACACTTAAATGTTTATGCGAGTATAATGTTTATTTTATCCTTGTATATTGTTCGCATATAGTTTATTCCAACTCCAGAAAGGTGATTAAATGTTTTCTCATTCGGAGAAAACAAATTGGGTATTTCTTCATCTGTTATGTTATGTTTTTCATGGATTTCTTTCATTGGATTTATAAATGGAATATCATATTTTGTACATATTTCTTCTAACCAACAAGATAATTTATATCGTTCACCCTCATATTTTGTAACCATGTGACTTACTATTATAAATGGTTTTCCCCCAAGCTCTTTTTTTATTTCTAATATATCTGTCTCAATTTCATTATAATCTTGATTATATGTAATAATATCATTTTTTATGTTAGAACATGATTTATAATGTTGGTCGTGTGCTATATGATGTAAATATAAATGTTGATATTTATATACAATTTTACTGGCAATTTCAATTAAGAAGATATCGGTATTGTTAAATTCACTAGATATTTTATCACTGTATTCTAATTCTTTATTATGTAAAATGGGAGTTCTAAATGTATAGTTGGTTTCATTTTGTTTAACTACTGTTTCACCATATTTACAATATTTAATTAATTGTAATATTTCCTTTGTGTAATGTGGGTATGATATATCTGGTTGAATAAATGAATTATTCATAAATGCTTGTCGACAACTACCTAATACTGTACACTTCGTCATATTATATAAATATAAATATAAATATTGTTTATATATATTATATAAATTATGAATATTGTTTATAGCAATAAAAAACAAGATGGTTTCGGATCATTATATGTATGTTGTTTATGTTGTTTAGTTACTTGTAGACAAAAAGGATATATATATCGTCATACAATGTTCCAAGAATTACAAGGAGACGTACATCATAATTATGATAAAGATAAAGATTTTGCTATATATTTAAATGATTTTACGGGTCTTATTTCTGACGCAAGTGATAATTTAGCAATAGAAGCACATTACGGTCAGGGTGGTGGTGTTCAAGGGGGATTCCCAATTAATGATATAAATAAATATTTTAATGAAAATATGCTAAGTGAAATTCGTAAAATGTATTATAGTACATGGAAACCTAAACCAATACCATGTGATGTAGCTATTCATATTCGTAGAGGTGATATAACAAGAAATTCTAAAATAATAAATGGGAAAAAATTATATGTTTCTGAAAGAGCTATTTCTATAGAATATTTTAAAAGGAAAATAATTGAATTACAATCTAAATCTACAGCACCATTGAAATTTATAATATTTTCAGAGGGAACAGTTGAAGATTTCAAAGAAATATTAATAGACGGATACAATATAACATTTTATTTAAACACTGAACTTAGAGAAACATTTCATAGTATGGTAAAGGCCCCAATATTAGTATTATCTCCAAGTATGATGTCAATCGCGAGTGCATTATTAAATACTGGCGAAATACACTATTATAAATGGAAAAGTTTTAACAAACTAAATCATTGGAATGAGGATAGATAAATTATGCCCAATAACATACTTAAACACATATTATATAAATTTTATATAATATGATTGGGTCGTTTGAGACATTAACTGATTTTTTAAATTCTAAAGATTTAAAATTCAAGGAAGGATTTTCAGCACAAGTTCCTGGAGAAGTAAAATTATTAGAAGAGTTAGTTAATAATAAGGATATTACTAGTATTATGGAGATTGGATTCCACGCAGGGCATTCATCAGAAACATTTTTAAAGACAAATATGTCGGCACACGTAACTAGTTTTGATATTGGTTCGTACTCTTATGTTAAATTAGGTAAACAATATATAGATAATACTTTCCCAACCAGACATGAATTATTATTAGGCAATAGTCTAACGACTGTTCCAGAATATACTGCTAGTCATCCTGATAAAAAGTTTGATCTAATATTTATAGATGGTGGTCATACATACGATGTGGCCAAAACTGATATAATGAATTGTAAAAAACTCGCACATAAAGATACAATTGTTGTAATGGACGATACTATTACTGATCCAGAATTTGTATGCCATTGGAATACAGGTCCTTCACAATCATGGAATGAAGCAGTTAAATGGGATATGATTAGAGAGGAGGGGCATCTAGATTTTTGTAAAGGCCGTGGAGCAAGTTGGGGATATTACAATATGTAATGATATTATACTCTAAGTTAAATATTATTTATAAAAATATTATAAATAATATTATTATTTATTTACTACAGATTCTTGATTTTTCTTTAGATATTCAATTAACTGTCTTTTACATGCTTTATGTAGGTCTAAAGAATTATCTAGTTGACTATCATTAATATCTGGATATACAAACATAGGATATTTGTATGTATAAGAATTATATTCTGTATATTTATCCACACGATGATATATACCAGAGACCCAACAGTCTGGAGTAGCAAATTGATAAATATTCTTCTCTGTTAAATAATTATTCAATAATTTTATTGCACATTTTCGATGTATAACCCAAGCCAAACAAGAAGAAGACTTTTGATCACTCCATTTAAAATATAGTTCTCTGTCACCAAATTTAGGTTCAATATTTTGAATAATTGTTGCTAATTGAATAATACCCCAATCGGATGGAGCATTTTTAATGACATCTTCTACACTTTCCTTCCAATACTGTTTTAATTCAAATGTCAAATCATCTTCGCATATCAAACCATACTCATCATTTGTATTTAACAAAAAATGTGTCATGGCTTGAATATGAGACCTACAACAAGCATTTTCATAATGTCTTTTATTTTTTATTGGAGATGGGTAAGCATTTACTCTATAATGCTCGGTTATATTATTATCGCTAAAATCTTTTAATATGTTAGTTCTTCTCGTTTCGGCTGATTCTAAATTAATCCAAAAATATTTCATTATTATAGATATATTCAATACTTTAAATATTTAATTTTAATTTATTTCATAATTTATTAATCGTTCATTTTGTATTTACATAATAGAGAACCTCGTCCGACGTCTATATCAAATTGGGTTAATTTATCCATCATTTTACTGTCAATCATTTCCTTTGCTATTAATACAGCGTCAATATTCCAATATTTTATCCATTTTTTATTTTCTACAACCCCATTTATAATAACAATCGTTTTTTCATCAGCTAGTTTCTTTGATAATAATATATCTTGTTTCATTGCATCATATTTAAAACTACCATCTATAAGGATAATATCATATTTATTTTGTGATTCGGTAAAGGTATCATCTTTTAAAATGTTATTACTGTTTCCTTTAATTAAAGTATGGCGATTGGGATAAAATAAATCGATATATTCTTTGCCACTTTTAACACTTTGCAATACCCCTTCATCAATACTTGTTACCTTTATATTTTTATTCATTTTTAAAAACATTTCGGCAGAATGTCCTGCCAAAAATCCTATTTCAAGAATATTTTTAATATTATTTACATCACATATAGTATTTAAATTGGCGATTAATTTATTAGCATGTTCTTCAACTTGTGTTATATATCCCTGTTTAATTTTTATATTGCGTGTTTCTAGAAATTGACATATTGAATTACAATCATTAATTTTATATATGGAATTTATATTAGTGGTTGTTTTTTGTACTACTGAAGAAATCATTTTCGGAATTTCAAAAACATTATCTTTTATTTTTTCGCCATCTAAGTACCATTTATTATATTGTTTCATTCGCCTTATTTTATGTTCAGAAACATCATAATTAAAATGAATAATATATGGTTCGATTTCTTTAACATTATCTCTGAAATATTTACCATTGGGAAAATGACCAAGGTCTAAATACTTATGGACTATTCTCTTTGCAAATCGTCTCATATATTGCTGATCATTTTGAAAAGAGTCTATATTTTTCATAATTGTGTCAAAATTTGTAATCTCCTTTGTATTTTTATTGGATTTCATCCAAAAAAATCCGGTACACATGGCAGGAATCATATTTTTTTGTTGATCGTTCTGAATTAACAATTCAGTATCTGGTTCTAGAGATTCTAACATATATTTAAATGGATCTTTTTCAAACACAATATCGCCATCAATAAATATAACATCATTATCTTGTAATAATTCCTTATTAATCGCATATATTTTATAAGAAGTAATTGTAGCCCATTGTTTTTTCCCTTCAATATCTTTAGTTTGTTGAGCTTTATATTCTACCCATGTGCTTAAATATTCTTCATCACTGTCAATTTGTACGATTTCATTATGATAGTAATTATTCTTGAAATAATTATACGATTTTTGACCAATACAATATATTTTTAGCATTTTTTCTATTCCTAATTTTCTCATTGAAATTAATAAATTTTCTGTTAAATTCATATACCCATCATTTGTTAAAGTTATGATTTTCAATTTACTCTTATAAATATTATCTGAGAAAAAGAGCTTCCAACCAATTCCACCCCCAGGGATGCCATTATTCTTCCACGAATATCCATCTGCAAGTACAATATCTCTATTTACATGATGTATATATGATTTATTGTTAAGATAATTCATGTATTGAATATGATGTGAAACTGTACTTCCTTCATATCCAATAAATACGTTCGCTTTTTCACAAACATATTTTTGTAATAGGAATTTTATAACTCTGTCATCAGATATATTTGAAAAATAGTTATTAATAATAACATTGTTTACTATATCCTCACTATAAGTGATAGCAGATGAATATTCGTTACATATGTTACTCAAAAATGTAGTATCTTTGCGGTCAGCCATAATAATTATATTTTTGTTATAAATGCTATATTTATTAATTGTCTTAAATAATACACTGGTATCAGTACTACATCTATTATTAACTACATCCGTATCCCATCTTGAATCTCCAAATCTAAAATGAATAGCAATATAATTACTAGGTAATGTAAATTGTTTGGATATATAATAGAATGAATCGTGTAAATGTGTCAATGATTCGCATATATTACTCATTATCTGATAATTATGAGTAGATGTTAAAAAATTAGAAAAACATCTACTAGCATTTGACTCTGTTAAGTAGATATATTCTGATGTCCAAGTATTAATATCTAATAAGATTGGTTTCCTACCGTTTAAAAAATTTTTGATATTTATATTATTGATATCATTATTGTATAACGAAAATAATTCAATATCAATAAATCCTATTTGGGAGAATCTAGTTCCAAAACTTATTTTATCTGTACAATCGTTGTTATTTATAATTGTGGTATATTTCTCGGGTATATTTCCATAATATATTTCAATACCATTCGGTAAAAATTGTTTATAGTCATCATTGAAAAAATTCATGAATGTTCCATAATTCCAAGAAGATTTTCCACAATGACACAGTGGATATTTAATGAATAAAATTAATTTTCTCTTACTGATATTAGCCAAAAAAATAGCAGTCTCGAGTGAAAATAGCTGATTATAAAACCCTACACCACTAAATATTTCATACAGTAAATATTTCATATTATAATTATTAGCGCGATTAATAATATTAGTATTTAACCTAATTAAACATTATTTATTATTATATTCCAATAATGTTAAACATACATAAAGATATCAATGAAAAATTAAATATTTTTATTGAACAAAAGAAAATCCCTAATATCATATTACATGGTGTGGCGGGAAGTGGAAAAAAAACTATATTATTTGATTTTTTAAAAAAAGTATACTCACACAATAAAACCTATTTACAGGATTATGTAATGACTGTAAACTGTGCACACGGAAAAGGGATAAAATTCATTCGCGAAGATTTGAAATTTTTCGCAAAGACAAACATAGACTTACATGATGGCACAATTTTTAAAAGCATCATACTTTTAAATGCCGATAAACTAACCATTGATGCCCAATCAGCACTTCGGCGATGTATTGAACTATTTAGTCATTCAACTAGATTTTTCGTAATAGTCGATGACAAATATAAATTGCTTAGGCCAATTTTATCTCGTTTTTGTGAAATATTCATACCCGAGCCAATTGTAAAAGGAGAACATGTTAATCTACATAGATATAATTTGGAGCAATCATTTACAACAATTCAAACAAATGATAAACAAAAAAAAACCAAATTTAAATCAGAACTGGAAAAGTTAAAGAAAAAGAGTATTCCGGAAATGAGTGACAAACTGTATGAAAAGGGATATAGTTGTTTAGATATAGTCGAATATATTAAGGATATGAAAATACTCGAAGAAAAGAAATACGAATATTTAGTGTTTATTCAAAAAATAAAAAGGGAATTTCGAGATGAAAAATTATTAATGGCATGTGTGCTTAATTTTATATTAATAAGTTCAGATTACAAATTAGAAAATATTTCATTTATGTAAATATGGATGACTATTCTGTGTCTAGTCTACAAGAGTCTCGCAACGAATGGTGTGCACGTTTGATTAATATACTAACACCATTGATTATTGAAGGTGTAAAATCTATATTCAACGAATCATGGACCTTATGTCAAGAAAACGATGAGCATGAAAAGTATTTAATGACCTTTCAAAATTTTCTTGGGCGTATTCCCAAATGGAATACAGCTATTGTCGAAGAGGAAACTAATCGCATTACTGAAAAAAGTAATTGTGGATATTTAACTGATCTTATTAGTTGTGTTCATATTATCCAACTAAAAAGTTTAACCTGTATGCGGGTTGGAAATAAGCAAAAAAAGGTAGATATTGCAGTACCGTCATTGAGTGAATTTATTCACAAAATATACATAAATACAGCTCGTAAAATGTATACTAATATCTATTTGTTTGAGAGAAACATTGACCCTCTTCAAATACAAAAACACAATCGTGAATTGGAATTAATTATTCGTGAACAAATTTTAAATACTATTCGCGATAATATTCCAGTCGAGGATATATTAAAGGTGTATTTAGATGAGACTATAGAAGACGATGTGGAGGTGGAAGAAAAAGAAGAAATTATTTCAACCGAACCAGTAGAAGAAGAAACAAAAGAAGATATGGAGGAAAATAATGAAGAAAATATCGAAGATACGACTACATCTCAGAGTGGAGAAGAAAATACCACTCTGAATGACACAAAACTTACAGATGATCAAATCGAATCCATGATTCAGTTTAACGATATAGATGAGGCTATCAGCGTTGACAAAATAATTAGTGAAATTGATGCGCCAAAGACAGAAGAAAGATTAGAACAAATAAGTCAAGAACGAAATATTGCTCGTAAACTGGATGAAGATGATGATAATGAAGATCGCCTAGTTATTGGTGACAAAATAAAACTTACTGAAATGGATGTTCACGATTTGGAAAAGCCCAAAATTCTTAACAGGACACCTCTTGGTCTGGACGAGATTGAAATATTAACATAAATCTACTTTTTATAAAAAGTAGGACAAGAAATGAAACAACTTAAATAATTTGTTCCATTTTAAATTATTAAATAAATAAAATAATGAATAATCAAGTCAAAAAACTTCCATCTGAACTGGTAAATCTCATATTAGAATATAATGGACTCATCAAATATAAATATAAAAAACACGATGGTATAGCTTATCACAAATATGTAAATATAGTTCATAAAAATGATACAAGGTATGATATAATTAGACCTATTATTTTTAAAAAAATGTATATCATTCAAAATGCTTACACATCTTCAACATATAAAGAATGTTTTCGTTTTAAGTTTTCTTTCAATAAAATACCTGGAATTGAGTTATGTTATGACTTTAATTGGTTAGTTCAAGATATATTTATGATTAGTATACGCAGAACATTTATAAATATAGGTCATGACGCCCAATGCGAAATATTAATATATAATTGAAATACGCAATTATACATTCATTATTTTTACAATTATCTAATAAAGTTGGGTTTTCCAAAAAAAAGTGAAATAGGTAGTTTATATCAGATAATGTCTATTTAGAAAAAAGTAAAGTTATAGTGATTATATATAATAGATGGACGGATATACGATAGATGAAATAATTCGTAATATTTACATTAACTTTATTTTAACTTAATGTAAATGACAGATATTTTCATATATGCTTTAGCCATATCAACTGTTTTTTTTCTGTTCAAATTTTTAGAAATGAAAATGTTACCTGACGAAGATAAAAAACCTCTCAAGGTTGTAATGAAAGAGACATTTGTTGTGTATTTTGCATCTGTATTAGGTATTTATATGTATGCTCAATTTGATAACCATGAAATAAAAACAGGTGGCTCCAAAACGACCATGGCGTTTGTCGATAACCCATCATTTTAAATTTATATCCATCATAATATTTTACAATGGATATAAATAATAAACAAATTACAATCGCGCATACATTTTACCACTATATATTCCTATTATTATTTAACAAAAAACCGGTATTTTATCAATGTTAATAATTTTATGGTTTTTGTTAATCTTCTTTTTTGTAACAACATATTTTTCAAAACATTCATGCCTTAATTGTGTTGAAGGAACAGCTCCATGAATTGTTCTTGCAATCATTTTATATAATTTAAATTCAGGATATCTCTCTTCACCATTTGTTTTGTATAGAATATTTCTATCTTTATCGTCTATTAACCATGAATAAATTAGACTAACTAGTTTGTTCTTTTTTGTTAAGTCTCCCAATTCATCCATATCATCTACAAAATAGTCAAATAGGCAACATGATAATCGACACAAATCGAAACTAAAATTGGGTTCCAATCTTGGTTTATTTTCGTTAAAATAAGGTTCACAATTGTATTGAGAACCAGCATCGCCTTTTGGATGAAAGCTATCACTACACATTATGTTGCCTTTGAATTTATAAATAGACCGTCCAAAATCAATGATTTTATATATCTTTCCATAAGTAGGTACTTTGTAATAGATGCCATCAAAGCAATAATGAATATAGTGCTTCTCAGTTTCTACATACATGATATTATTGGTATGTAAGTCGTTATGTGTAAATGAAAAAGTTTTCTGATAAATTGCTAATGTTATAATAACCTGAAACAAACATGATGTCCATTCATTTGTATTTAATAATTCGTTCTCCATTAAATAATCCAATGTATTTGTACATTTCTCCATACAAATCATTTGTACTGGAAAATCAAATATTGAACAATAAATATCTTCTTCAGATGCTTCTGAGTCGTCGTCTTCTTCACTGCTATCATCATCACAATCCGAATTAATATCAGATTCTGAATAATTGCTGTTTTCTTCATCAGTATCAACTGAAGTATTAGATGATTTTGAACTACACGAAGAAGATGATGATTTCGTAGAAGAATTTGATACAGGAGAGGCTGACGTATTATAAATACAACTATTACTTAAATCAATTAAATTATTAAACTGTAATACATTGTCTACAGTTAGTGTAGTATCTACAATATTATCCAATGTATCTAATTCAATTAACTCATTATTTTTTATAATAGATAATTTCTTTTTATTACTTCGTGAGTCCACATTGAATATCTCTCTATGAACACTGTTTTCAATATTATATAGAAATTCACTGTTTTTATGAAAGCAGTCATTTTCATTTAAATAGTCGATGTCATCAACAATGTTATAATTGAACTTGCTCTGAATACCCAAGTAAGAACCATAATAGTCAATAGAATTCATACAACCATAATGATGTAATAATTGACTAGATAAGTAGGTAAAAAAAGAATCAACATAAGCACTGTTGTTTTTATCAAGTAATTTAGGAAAACAATTGTCACTTGTATCATTATATTTTGGCAATGTTGTTAAATCATTATTTGAAGTATCGTATTTGCCAGTTAATACTTTTAATGGGTCAAGTAATGGAGAGAATTTACTGAAAGCCGGTTTTTCAAGAATATTATTTGATTGGTCACTAACTTCAGCTAATAAAGAATTGCGGTCCAGGATTTGTTTTATAGAATATAAATTATACTTTTGGTTAAGATTAATACTATTGTAATTTGTTGAATTTAAAGAGAAAAAATTGTCATAAATAGGCACATAATTTTGTAAATCACGAATCTCAAATTCCGATTTCTCTAAAGTTTGAAATAATTCCTCATTATTTGTTTTTCGATAATACAGGGAGAATGCCATTATTCTTTATTATGGATAAAGTAAATTATAGAAATATTTAAACTAATTTCGTTATCTAGTATTTATTTTTTTCTATTTAGAGATTACTTATGACATTAGATTTAAAAAAATTCGATATGAAACACATTAGCTTTCGTCCAGATGAAAATAAAGGTCCGGTCGTTGTTTTAATTGGTCGAAGAGACACTGGTAAAAGTTTTTTAGTTAGAGATTTACTCTATCATCATCAAGATATTCCAATTGGAACAGTTATTTCTGGTACAGAGGCTGGTAATGGTTTCTTTTCAGCACATGTCCCAAAATTATTTATTCACGATGAATATAATACGGCTATTATAGAAAATATATTGAAGCGGCAGAAAACAGTGTTAAAACAAGTACAAAAAGAAATAGAGGCTTATAAGAGGACAAATATAGATCCAAGGGCATTTGTTATTCTGGATGATTGTTTGTATGATAATAAATGGACAAAAGATAAAATGATGAGACTGTTGTTTATGAATGGTCGACATTGGAAAATTATGCTGATAATTACAATGCAATATCCATTAGGTATACCACCAAATTTGCGAACAAATATAGATTATGTATTTATTCTTAGAGAACCCTATATTGCTAATCGAAAACGTATATGGGAAAATTACGCAGGCATGTTTCCAACATTTGAGTCATTTTGTCAAGTTATGGATCAGTGCACCGAGAATTTTGAATGTTTAGTTATAAACAATAATTCCAAATCAAATAAATTGCAAGACCAAATATTTTGGTATAAAGCACAAAATCATAGTAATTTCAAATTGGGTTCAAAAGAATTCTGGGAACTGTCAAAAAATCTAGGTAGTGATGACGAAGATGAAATGTATGATCCAAATAGTGTACAAAAGAAGGGAAGTGGGCCTAAGATTAATGTAAAAAAGAGTAAGTGGTAATCATGAATAAATAACCAGTTTAATAATTAATTAAATATTATCTTGAATTAAGTTTTATAATAAGAATTATTTTTTCTGTATTCTTATTATATATAATTAATGGACGGTAAGAAAAATACACCAAAAGAGGGACAAAATATTAGTTTAGTATCTGATACATTTAAAACCGCTGATGATATTAATAATAATAATGCTGATAATATACCACCAAAAGAGACTAGAAAAAACAATTCTAGCGATGAAGGAAAAAATATGGAATTTAAAAACAAAAAAGAGTTCGTTATTTTTAAAAATCAGATTGATGCCATGGTTAAAAATAATTTATATATTTTAAAAGAATGTAAAGAAAGTAAAAGGTTATTAGACTTAAAATACGACACATTGAATAATTCTATTAATTATATTCAAATATCCGTTATCTTCTTATCAACAATTTCTGGTTTCATGGAATCAACCAAAACATATTTTGATACACCTACATCAGCTGTATCTATTTCAGGTGTTGCTATTTCGACCTATATTAGTTTAATTTTATCTATTTCCAAATATTTTAAATTTGACGAAAGCAAGGAGCGAATTCACAACCTTAGAGAGAAATACTCTAATTTGCATAATAAATTAGAATACCGAATGGATGTATTAGGACCATGGTTAAATGACGCATTGTGGGAACATCAAGATTGCGAAGCAAAGTTAAAAGAATGGAACGAAAATATAGTTACGGTTATGGATGAAGAATATTTGACATTGATTGAAACAAAACAAGCATTATGCACTGAATTTGAAATTATTATGGATTCCACGAGTCGCAATCAATATAACATTAAAAATAAAAAATTAATTCATAATAATCGTCGTCAACTATTTCAAACAATGCGCGATGATTGGATGTTAGAACAAGAGTTTAAAGATTCTAATATTCCACTTGATTTCAAAAGTTCGATCCCACTACCAGATGATGATTTAAATAATTGGGACGATCCCTTATAATCATAATAATTTGTATCATGGATAAAGTTATTATGATTATGCTCAAATATTATTCCTCTTTAATATCGTGTATATACAATACATCTAATTCAGGTATACTCCCTTCGTCAAATTTACCCAAACATTTTACATTTGATATTAATAAAGTATACTCTTGTTTAAATATGTAATTTCGTTGTGAATTCGGCACCCGCAATGTATATGATAAATACACGGTATGAGATTCAATACTACTAATTATAATATTTAAGAATAATCCACTATAACTGCTGATATAATAGGTTATGTTAATTACACCGGTGTTCAGTAACAATTCATCCATAGATTGTATTAACCGGAATTTTGTATCTTTATATTGAATATTTTTTATAGATTTTGTTGTTTTAACACAATCTGAAGAATATCTTATAAGTTGGTCGTTTGTAAAAGGAACCAGTAACGATGGATTAGTTTGTTTTAAATGAATATATTTTAAGAGGTAATGACAAATACAATCAGATAATCGTCTAATAGGAGATGTAAAATGACAATACTCTGGAGCACCCACTAAATCGTGTGATTTAACAGTAGACATATATTCGGCTTTAATTCCATTCACTATTATTTCATTCAATAATTCTTGTCCAGTTATACCAGTATAAACAGTATCTAACCAATCCTTAGCACTACATATTCGATATAAACCAACACCTTCGAAATTGATTTTTAAATATTCACCTATAAATGAATTCGCAAAAATAGCAAATTCTGCGATCATTTGTTTCATCATTCTTTCACTTGATATATCCTTACATAAATAAGGTTTATTATTATGAAATTTCACATATGAATGATTCACTTCATTTAATACAACGCCTTTTGTTTTTCCTCCTCTTATTTCTTTTAGAGTCTCGCTAATTCTGCTAGCAGTATAGATTGTATCATTTGAATAAAATAATTTTCCAGCATTTTCATAACTTAACGCATTTTCTTGTTTAACCTTTATCTTTGTAAATAATAATTGAATCTTTCCTTCGGGATGATGATTTTTCTTATTTATTTTTGTGACTACAGTGATGGCCAGTTTTATATTTCCATATTGATTTACCATTAAACTAGACCTATCTACAATCTCTTTAGGCATCATATGAATTGGTGATTTATTTGATGGATATTTGGTAACTATTCGTTGCTCAATATTATTCCATAATGAAGATTCTATATTAATATATTCTGTAGGATCAGCAATATGAATGGCTAAAAACAATTCTTCTTCTTTTTTATACACACTGAAGGCATCGTCGGCATCCTCACAACCATCAGGATCAATACTATATGTATTAATATCTGTCATATCAACACGATTATTTATACTATAATTATGAGGTAACATGTTTTTGTTTATTAATAACGTATCCTCTTCTGTATTTCTTACTGGTCCATAGAGTGGATTAACATGTAAGTCGTATATGTCATTATAGTTCATTATTGTAACAAATAATATATTTTTATATTATTTGTTAGATCATTATAATTTTTCGGTTAATTATTCATTTATTAACTGCAATTATTATTTATGCGGATTCTACATTAACATCTACAACATCAACATCAGATGACTTTAATTGAGACAAACCATGATCAGTATTGTCACTTGTTACAATATTTTCACCTTCAAATAACTCATTCTTGACATCCTCGAGTGTGGCATTTTTGCCCATATTTTCCTCTTGGGTGTTCATATTCGCAACAGATATTAAGTTACCATCTTCATTTACAGTTTGAGTTAATTTATTACCAGACTCTTCAGCCTTTTTCTTATTATCTTCCATAGCTTGTAACTTAGTCTCTTTTACACGAGCATCAAATTCATCTTTGGCCTTCTCTTCATTTTTCTTTTTCTCACTCATTAGTTCATTCAATGTTTCTTCCATATACTCAACCTTACCCGTCTTGTATGCTTCAGGATGGAATGGAATCCATGTACCAACTGGACCGACATATATATCATGGTTAGGATCAACTTGTCTTAACATTTTACATCTCAGCTCTGCCTCTTGTTGTGTTGGGAAAACACCACGAACTTTAATGCCACGAACAGATGTTTGGAAGTCATGCTTTTCCCCAAACTCTTTATCCAATCTCTCATCATTTTCGTCAGTGAAATTTTTATATTCATCACTAATATTTGACTTTATTAAAGATTCTTTCTCATCCTTCACAAACTCTTTTAGGTCTTCAGACATCTTGTCAAAATTAACATGGTACTTAAAAGATAAAAAATTCATAAATTGTGTAAATTTTTCCATGGATTTGTTAAAATCCCATGATTTGATAAATTCCTCAAACATAAACATATCTTTTTGTTTTAAAATTTGCTCAGGTGAAATGAATGACAAACATGCAAATTTTTGCCCAGCAATCGTTTTATCTTCATCTAATAAATCAACATATTTAGGGTTTTCCGTGCCATCGGCATTTGTTTTTAATTCGACTCCAATAGGTTTAGAAAAACTCATTATAATTAGGATGATTATTAATATTTAAGTGTTTTTACGAAGAAAGTTTAATTCATTTGATATAATAGAATATTATTCCCTTAAGTTGTATGATTATTATTTTTTCTTATTAATTTATATAAATGCTTGATATGTTAGATTTAGGTGAACTCGTTAAAAGAGCAATCAAATACCTCGTTGAAGGTTTGATGGTTGCTATCGCTGCTTACGCAATCCCCAAGAAGGCTCTTAACTTAGATGAGGTCTCTCTTATTGCTTTGACTGCTGCTGCCACATTTAGTATTCTTGATACTTATGTACCAAGCTTAGCAGTCAGTGCTCGTTCCGGTGCTGGTTTCGGTATTGGTGCCAACCTTGTCAAATTCCCAGGAGGATTTGCATAAACACCCCCGACTGTTGTATAATCTTAATAATTAAATATAATAATTATAAAACATAATTATTATAAATTTTCATTTTTGTGAAACCGCATCATATACAGTGTATAATATAAGACTATAAATTATTTATATATTTGTAACTACTAAATAAACAATAACACACTGTATCGTAAATGTGATTAATCCTAATATCATATATGACTTCTTTAAAAATTTTAATTCTTCTACTTGATTATCTGGACATTCATTTATTTCCGAACATTTTTTTATAATAAAATTCATTCGTTTGTTATATGGAATGAGGGCATATATCATATAACACGTTGAAATAATTATTAAACTCATAGCTATTAATTTGGCTAAATATGGTTCCACTTTAATGGATTTTACCCTCGACATATGATAGAATAATAGACTGCTTGTCACCATAACAGCAGAAACATTCAACCATTGGTTTAACAATGATTCGGGAAAATAAACATTATCAGAATAAGCCAAATCCATGTTTACATATGTTTTTTTAGCGTTATTTGTTATATATTTGTCCCCATAGATACTCATATACTATTAGTATCTATAATAAAAAAAATGATGGTTATTTTATTATACACCAATGTAATTTTACACCTAGTTAATTAATAATTTTATCATTATAAACATCATATTTTAAGTTACAATTAATAATTAATGGTTCGTGTTTTGTTGAACCATTAAAATCGTAATTAAAATATTTTAATTCTCTATGACATTTTTTATTTACAAGTTCTATCATTTCTTCATCATAATAATCTTTATAACCTTTTTTTTTTCTTTGTGATACATTACAAATTCTATCTAATATAATAGGGTGATATAATTTTGTATTTAATATTTTATAAGCATCATTCAAGTATTCATACTTAATTATAATATCCGCAACACATTTATGGTTTATATCAAATAATTGACTATATAAAAATTTTTGTAATTGAGGTATGTGCCATTCAAAATTAGGGTCGCAATATGCAGTAATAAAATCTTTAAATGATTTAAATTGATGGGTGTAATTAACCGATGCCCACCCACTAATACAAGGTTCCTTATTTGATTTTAGTTCTTCACCATAATAATAATACGATGATAATAAATCAAATGGGTTTCTTATAATAGTTATTTTTGTATTTGGTTTATAAGGATAATTATAGATATCGAAATAGCAGGATTCATACCCCTGATGACCCATTTTATTAGCGGGTGTTCTATATATATTTTTAACATTGAAACAATGACCACAAGTCTGTATTTGTTTGGATGATAGTGCGCGACCACTTGTTTTGGGGATGTGAATAAAATATACCACATCATTAATAATGAAATTATTACTTATATCCATAACTTATACATAGTATCTATAATAAAAATTGATGTTAAATTTAATATTTATCGTATGGCAAACAAATATTTAAAGGATTAGTTTAAACTAGAATTACAAGTAAAACTATAGTATAATGAATTCGCCAATTATGATACTATTCCATAATAAAATTTGCCGTGAACTGATTGACATCATTCAATCGTATGTGCGTAATGATATAGCGCACGAAGCCATAAAAAATCACATAAGGTATTTACATTATGAGCAAGACCTTTATGAATCATTTGTATGGGATAATTATATTGACCCCAATTGCTATTGTTATATATATGACAAGTACACTTGTAAAAAAAGAGAATGTGAACATTGTTATATATATGAATACACAAATTATTACAAATTGCCTAGATTTATTACATGTATTACAAAAAATAGCCAATATAATAAACTTGTGACAACATAAGCAATAACAGAATAACATTATTTACACATTTGGAAATTTATTAGGTAATTACAAAAGTTACATAAACAAATAGTATTATTATTTATATGTATGTTAGTGAAAATATTATTTTTTTACTTTATTTTTTATAATTTTATATCAGTAAATACAAATAATAATTTTGTATCATTTAATGGTGGTGGTGATAATATAAATGAAATTAAAAGACGACAATTACTATCATCAGATTATTTTAATTCTAATTCAGAAAATCAAGTTACTAGTAATCCAGATGAACCACGATCTGTATTTGCAATAGACATGGACGGAGATGGTGATATAGATGTGTTGGTAGCATCACTCAAAGATGATACTGTCGCGTGGTATGA